TTTAAGAAGAAAACAAATAAAAACACAACCACCTTATCAAAAATCACCTAATTCATTTTGGTGGAATCAAGGTGACCAATTTGTTTTCATATATAGACCACAATTGATGATAAGAGTAGAATCTTCTGCTATTATTCTTGAAGATGATACTTCTTTATTATCTTCTACTGTGGGATTTCGTGGTCAAAAGGCATATGACATAGTTAATCTTGTATCATATACATACAAGGCTGGCTATAATAATGAAGAGGGTTGGGAGCAAGATAAGATATTCTCAATCCCAGTTTCTGGTCCTCAGGAAGTAATGCTTAGAAATATTCCTTGGGAAAATGTCACAATAACATTTGAAATAAAAAATTTCAGACACGAAACAATTTATAAATATCCAACATCACCAGATGATATACCTTTAGTAGTTGACAGTGATGATGCGATAGAATTAACAATAGGAACAATATTATCAGAACTATTAAAATACGGTTCGTATCAATTTGTATTTATTCTTAATGGTGCAAATGAATATGCTCCTATTTATACACAGAATATATTTGACATAAGTATTGTTCAGAAAAGAGTTAGTAACAATAGAGAATCTATTTCTAACGGTGAAGAAGAAGACGATTATGATATTCATCTTATTCTTGATGGTGGTGAAGAATCACTTATGGGAATAGATTGCGACTGTTTATTCGGACAATAAAAGGACGGTGATGGTATTTGCGTGAGCGTATAGTAAAAACAACGATATTACTTCGCCGTGGTACGCTTGCAGAATTTACAGAACATAATCCTTTATTAAAATATGGTGAGCCTTCTTTTGTTGTTGATTTAAACAGATTGAAGATTGGTGACGGCATACATTGTTGGATTGATTTACCATATATTGGTGGAGAATCCAACACTGTAAGGTCGTATGAAAGTCGAGCAGATTTACCAGAAACAGGTACTGTCGGCTCACTATATTATATTATAGATGATAATGATTTGCTTTCTTGGGATGCTGAGAATAACGAATATGTATCTGTAATGCAATCCAAGTTTGATGAAATGCTCAATAATGTACATATATCAAAACTTTTACAAGATGCAGATGAATATGTATGGTTTGATTGTGGCACTTCAACAGAAACGGTGTGGTGACTGTTATGGCAAGAAAATATGATGTTCGTATATCTGCTAAACACGATACCGAAACAAATTGGAATTTTGTAGAAGATTAGTTTGTTCCACTTAATGGTGAAATAATCGTATATCACGATGCTTCAATTCCTTTCAATGCGAATGGGGAAATAGACCCAAATGCGAAAGGCGTTAAAATCAAAATTGGTGATGGTAATTCTGTATTATCTCAATTAGATTTTGTTTACGTTGGTATTGAACAGGCAATATTATCTCATGTGAGAAATGAACAAATTCATGTAACTCCACAAGAAAAATTGAAAATATCTCAATCAGTAGTAGCTTATGTGAGAGACAATGGAACGCATGATAATACACATAATTTAATATTGTCAAAAAATATAATAGACGAATACGAAGATTAATATAGAGGAAAATAAATAATGGCATATATTTCAAAATTAACTATCGGTGGAGTAACATATGATATATATGATGCGGAAGTCAGAGAGTTAATATCTAAGGTATTGGTATTTGCTGGCGTTACTTCCGTTACACTTGCTGATGGTGGTACAACACCAAGCACATACGGTGGATTAACAGGCATTCCAACACCATATCCTATAAATCCTGCAACTGGTCAACCCCACTTATCCACAGATACCGTTGATTCTGGCACAGTTGTATTAAGTGACAGTAAAGAATTTGTTTGGGATGGAACAAAATGGGTTGAATTTGGTGATTTATCAGATTTATCATTAAATCCTACATACGGCACTTTCTTAACGAGTGTATCTGCTACTCCTGTACAATCAAGCGCTACAACTGGTGCTGGCACTTCACACAGTCACACTATGAGTGGTACTACACAGTATTTAGGATTAGATGCTACAACAAAGCGTATAGCATACACAACATAGTCCGCTACAATCGCTGGAGCAGTTGCAAACGGAGAGCTATCTACACTTAGTGGTTCTATGACTGGGGATGCAGTGTTAACTAATATTTATATGAATAGATTAGTTACAACTGATATGTCTCTTGCTATTGCTGGTTCTGCTGTTGCTGCCTTTACATCAATAGATTCTACATCTACTAATGGTATTAAAATTATTACTGAAGTATCTGGTGGTGGGCAAGCTGGTGAGGTTACGACAGTTGGTTCGGCTGCCACGGTTGCTTCGACGGTTGTTACAGGTCTTGCTACAAGTAATGCAACTGCAACAGGAAGAATCGCTTATGTAGCTGGTGTAACTTCTACAAATAAACTCGTTACACTTCAAGCAACTCCAGCGGCAGTTAGTGCGAGCATGACAGTTGTTACTGGATTAGCAAGTAGTGCTTTCTATGCTTCAATATCTTCAAATGCAGATGGCACTAATACTAATACATTGATGCTTGATGCTATTACAATATCTTCAACTTCAATAACGCCTGCAACTACTGGTTCAACAATCACATATGCAACTGGTGCTCTTGCGGCTAATGGCTCTGGTTCTGCCGTAGCAACTGGTGGTACAACTTCATACTTATATACAAATACAAGTTCACAAACAACTAATATACCGACAGTCGTATCTTTTGGTACAGTTGTTATCAATGGAACTCCAAGTTATATACATACATCAAATATTATTCCTGCTTCTGCATCTACTGTTACATTTGCAACTGGTGCAATAAGTATTAATGGTTCAGGTGCTTCTGTTGCTTATAGTGCATCGCAAAAATACTTAGCTCTTACCGCTCAGTCTATCAAACTTGCTGGAACAGTTGCAGAATCTTCTTCGCTTGGAACACAGTTTATTCTTACTGGTGCTACACTCAGTGCATATTCAGAAACATCAACTGGAAGAATAGAATTTATTCAATCTATCAATTCTACAACAGGCGTAGAATCTTCTCACACTCATAGTTATTCAATGGCAAGTGCAATCAGCCTTACAACATCTTCTGCAAGTGCGCTTACAAGCGTTACACTTACTACTGCTTCGTAATAATTGAGTTGAGTTTTCAATTTAATTATGATATAATATTATAAAATAAAAAAATTAAAATCATACCCACCTCGTTTTGTGTGGGGAGGTAGAAAGAGAAACAAAAAAATGGAAAACACCCCCAAGAAAATTACTTACAAAGGTCAAACTTACAGACTCGTTGAAAGTAATATGCAAGATTATAAAATTGAAAGAACGGCTAAAAAAATTTATGACCGTCTCTGGAAATTATTAGATGAAGATATTGCAGATTTTGAATTTGACCTTGATGATGTTGGTAAACGAGATGAATTTGAGTTTGTAGCTCAAAAAGTTGACGAACCAGTTTTTCAAGCAATAAATGCTTTGGCAAAAGAATTTGGATTTGACAAAATAAATCGTTGATTTACGCATAGTATTTTAATTAAATATATACAACAAGGTGAATATATTCACCTTGTTTTTTTATTTTATGAAAATGTATAATTTTTATGATAATCCTAAAAAGAACATTGACGCTTAAAGATTTTCATTAGAGGTTATAAAGAATTAAAATGGATGCAACAATCTGGGTAGCACTAATAACTGCAATTGGCGCTGTTGCAGTTGCTATCATAAATGCTCTTTGCAAAGCTAAATCAAACAAAGAAGAAATAGGAAGACAAGCTGAAGCAACTCGTAAAAAATTGGAGCAAGACAAACAAGAATATCAAAATGCTACATTAGAACAGAACGCCAAATTAGATGAATACAATTTAAAATTAGATGCCCAGAACGATAAATTAGATGAAATTATAAAAGGAAATGAAGAATTAAAAGAGGGAACGATGCAATTGCTTGGTAGCGAAATAGACAGAGTTTATTTCAAATATAAAGGCAAGGAATCAATACCACTTTCAGAATATCAAAACATAAAACAAATATTTGAGATCTATGACAAATTAGGTGGAAATGGAGAAAGAAGAAAGCACTGGATGCAAATAGACCACTTACCTGTTGTAGATGACGAAAAATAAATTTTAAATTGAAGTAGTAATAAACTAATCAAAAATGAACAACAGAGCAAACGAAATATTAAATGGACTGTCAGAAGAAGAAAGAAAACAAGTTCTTTCGATATTAAGTGAATATCAAACACACGGATATTCAAAACAGTTAGATAATATTAAATACGCCGATTATAAAGAAATACCAGTTGATATAGTTACATTTATCAAAGACAGACATTATTTAGGTAATGCTTGGCATGATGGAAGCGGTAAATGTAAATTATATCCATATTGGGAAAAAAGATTAAAAGAATTATTCCCAGACAATATTTCAATTGATTACAACTCAGCAATTTTTACAGGTTCTCGTGGACTCGGTAAGTCTGAAATGGCAGTAACTATTACATTATATATGATGTATAGAGTTATGTGCTTAAAAAATCCTCATGATTATTTTGGATTAAAACCAACAGAAAAAATTTGCTTTGCTTTTATCAACATAACCCAAGAAGCTGCAGAAGAAATAGGTATTGCAAAATTCTAGGAAACGGTAAAACTTTCTCCATGGTTTATGCAAAAAGGAACTTTATCGCCTAGATTAGCGATGTGGACACCGCCAAATTACATAGACGTAATTATTGGTTCTCAATCAAGTGATTTAATTGGTCGTCCTATATATACTGCCTTCTTCGATGAAATTTCATTTATTCGTCGCCAAGACATCGAGAAACAAAAGCAGATAGCTATTGACATGATAGATACTGCTTTGGGTGGTATGAAAACTCGTTTTATCAAAGATGGTCACAACTATTCTTTGTTGATGTTAGCTTCTTCTAAAAGAACTGAAAAATCTTTCCTTGAATCACACATGAAAGCTCAAGCTCAAGTTGAAGGAGTGAGAAATTTCATTGTTGATGAAGCAGTTTGGAATGTTAAACCACCAGAAACATATTGTGGTCAAAGATTTCATGTTGCTTTAGGAAATAAATATTTACAATCAGAAGTAATTCCTGATAATACAGATATTGAAATATATCGCAAACGTGGATATAAAATATTATCAGTTCCTATTGAATTTTATTCTGATTTCAAATTGGATATAGACAGAGCATTGTGTGATTTTGCTGGAATAGCAAGCAGTGATTTGTCTACATATATTTCTGGTGTAAGATTGGCTGAAGCTAAAAATTATGACATCAGAAATCCATTCACAAACGATATTATTGAAGTAAGTGATGACCCACAAGACACATCTCAATATTATGATTATATGGATGAGTCTTTAGTCATTGATAAATATAAAAGAAAACCTTTATTCGTACATTTGGACATGTCAATATCAGGTGACAAAACTGGTATTGCAGGTGTATGGATTATTGGTTTAAATTCTCAAACAAGAGATTTGATGTTTTAGTTAGCTTTTTCATTTTCAGTAAAAGCACCAAAAGGCAGACAAATTTCATTTGCAAAAAACAGATAGTTCATTAAAGATTTGAAAATGCATGGATGGAATGTAAAAGGAACATCATCTGATACATTCCAAAATGCGGCTTTAGCACAAGATTTACAAAATGATGGATTTAATTATAAAATTATTTCTGTCGATAGGGTAAATTCTGAAAAAATTTGCGAGCCCTATTTGTTTTTTAAAAATGCATTGTACAACAAAAGAATTATTTTATATGATAGTCCATTGTTGACAGAAGAATTGCTTGGTCTTGAACGCAACAACAACACAGGTAAAATAGACCATCCGGATGGTGGTCGCAGTGGTTCAAAAGACCAATCAGATGCTGTATGTGGAGCATTATACAATGCATCACAACATTCTGAAGAATATGCATTTGAATATGGTGAAAATTTGATAAATGCAGTTCCTCAATTCAATGTTCAAACTGGAAATGAAAAACAACAAATAAACAAATTATTTGAAGAACAATTAAAACAAACATTCAGAAATTCTAATATGTCCAACACAATTTATAAGGATTTTGGAATGGGTAAAGCTTCTTCGCAAGTCAATATTAAAAAACAAGTTGCAATAAGCAATGGTATATTATTTTGGTAATTGAATGAACGATATTTTTAATAAAAAAATAATAACTTCACCAAAACCTGAAATGTCAATAGGCATAGACACTGAAGATAAAGTAGTCAAACAAGTGGCTGAAGGAGAAAATCCAGATGGTCTTCAGTCATTGACATCTATATCAATTGACAGAGATATGCAGTATAATCAAGTAGATGACATGTGTAATGACAGTAGAATTGCATCTATTCTTGAAGTTTACACAGAAGACACTGCTTGTATTGGTGATGATGGCAGAATAGTATATGTTGATTCTACTGATGCCAATGTATCTAAAATGATAACTCATTTTTTAGATGCAATGAACATAGATAAATATATTTATTCTTGGGCTTATGCTTTAATTAAATATGGAGATGTTTATGTTCGTTTATTCCACGAATCAGAAACCAGTGCTCCACATAAAAATATTAAACTTAATGAAGACGTAAAAGTAGAATATTTCAATCCAACAGTTGACCATTATTCTGATTATTGTCAACAAGTATTGAATCCTGCAGAAATGTTTGAATTAAAGAAATTTGGTCAAACATATGCTTACATTCAATGTCCACTTGCTTCGTTAACTCAAAACAATAAAAATAGAAATACAATCAGTTATTATGTTAGATATAAAGATGCTGATGTAAAAATATTTCAACCTCAATCATTTGTGCATGGTTCACTTAATCAAGCAGTATCAAGAGTGGCTGAAACAATTGAGTTGTTTGGAGATAATGAAGATACTGAAAATACTGAAAATGTATATACCGTAAATAAAGGCCAATCATTATTTTATAATATTTATCCAATATGGCGTCAAATGCAATTACTTGAAAATGCAATGTTGTTAAACAGAATCAACAGAGCTGCCATATTAAGAATAATGAATGTTGAAGTAGGAAACATCACCAATGAAGAAGAAATAAATTCGGTGGTTACTGCAGTTTCCAACATGCTTCAAACAAAAATGTCTTTATCCACCAATACATTATCTCAATTATATAACAGCGATTAGCCTACAGTTAATTATGCTGTTATGCCCACTAAAAATGGTGCTGGTGCATTGTCTTCTCTTGAAATAGGTGGAGATACTGGAGAAAATAATCTTGATGATGTCGATTATTTCAAAAATAAGTTATTCTCCGCTTTAAGAGTTCCAAAACAACTTGTTGGAGAAACCGGAGATGAGGCTGCTGGTTTTGATGCTGGCGGTTCACTTGCTCAATTATCATATCGCTACGGTAAAGCAGTTCGCAGAATACAAAATGTTCTTATTCAAATGATAACAGATATGATGAATTTGAGATTGTTGGACAGAGGCTTAGAGGGTTATATCAATAAATTCCAAATCAAAATGCACTTCCCAGTAACTCAAGAAGACACCATTAATCAATCATACAAAAAAGACCAGGTTGATTTCATCATTCAAATTATGGATTCTCTTGATGAAGTGGTTGATGATGCAGCTCGTGTAAGAGTGCTTCGTTATCTTCTTCCTACGGTTGTGGATAACAATGATGTTCTTAATGCTGTCACTGAAGAATTAGAAAAAGGCGCTAAAAAGTTAGAAAATTCTAATGAAGAAGAAAACATGCGTTCAAGAGAATCTTCAATGGAATTTGAAGAACAAGAAGAAGAGGAAGAATTACCTCCTGAACCAGAATTAACATAATAAAATTTAAAGAAGGAGCCTTAAATTAGGACCTATGGTTATTACAAGACAAGATTTATTGCAATTATCTGCAGATGATACTGAATTATTAATCAATGTATATAAAAATCCAGAAAATGTTTTAAAGGAATTGAAAAATAAAAACAAATTAGACATTTTCAATTTTTATGACAAATGCAGAAAATCATATAATCAAAAGCACAGTAAAGTTTATATTAATATTGTAAAAGAAGTTGAAGACCCAAAAAGAGTTTTAACAACTTTATCTGCTTTAATTACTCAAATATTGTTATTTTCTCAAAACCTTGCCAATAAAGACATATTCTTAAAACATGCAAGATTGCAAGAAATATTAGATGCTATAACACAATATTCAAACACAAATAATTTAACAATTTGCATACAATTATTGAACAGCATCAAACAAGATTTGAAATTTTTAGAAGCACTTTAAAAAATTGTATAATTTCAATATAAAATATAAATTCACATTTATTTTCACAAATTTAAAGGAAAAATTGCGAAATGCTTGAAAGCGTAAGAAATAATCGGATTCAATATCAAAAATTGACCGAACAAGAAAAACAAGATAGACAAATTCTTGGTACGCTTGTTGGACCTTGCGCAGATATTGTTAATCCAACCCGGAACGGTAGAACATATTCAGAAAAGCTTTGGGAAAAAGTTTTCGATGCGCCACTTGTCAAAGAGCAATTAAAAGCCGGCGGAATATTCGGAGAGCTGGAACACCCAGATTATGATGAAGTAAATCCAGAAAAAATAGCCGTTGTTATGCCAGAAGCTCCCAAAAAGGGTGAAGACGGTTTATTGTATGGTTATTGGCATATATTAAATACTCCTTGTGGTAAAATATTAAAAACGCTCGTTGATTATGGTTATAAGCCTGGCATCAGCACCAGAGGTAATGGTGATATAATTACTGATTACAATGGTAATGAATCTGTTGACCCAAACACATATCAATTAAATGCTCTTGATATTGTTTTAATACCTGCAGTTGAAAAAGCCAGACTTGAGCTTGCTGAATCTTTAAATACCAAAAAACCATTAACAGAATCATTAAAAGAATTAGTTGATAATTCTTCTGATGAAGATAAAAAGATAATGAATGAGTCTCTCGCTCAGTTAAACATAACATTAACATCAGAAAACACCGATGAAGCAAGGGAAGTTTCAATACCTGTTGAAGTTGATACTGCCGAAAATGGAGATATTACTATTTCTCAACTTGAAAAACCAATTATTGCTGGTTCTGAAAAGTTTGATGAACTTACTGGAGAATATCCTGAAATTACAGTTAAGCCAGAAGTAATATCTGATGCACAAGTGCAGGTTGAGGCTAAAATAGCAGAAGATGCTGAAACGGAAGTTGCCGACGAAACAATCGTCGATGACGGTGCAGAAGATGATAATATATAGGCGGAAGTTGAAAACGATGCAGTCGACAATGTTGAAGTATCTGTTATAGACGACTTGCAAGAAGCTTTGAAACAAAATGGAATGCTCAAACAATCCAATGAAAGTTTGCAAAATTCTTTATCAGTTAGCATTGCTAAAGAACAACAACTTGATGAACAATTAAATCGTTGTAAGAATAAAATTGCTGAACTCATAGAATCTCAAAAAAAGATTGCAGGATTACAAGCTCGTTCCAACAAGTTGCAGGAGAATGTTGATTTACTTACTGAGTCCATGAATAAAATGGATTCAAAAACACAAAAGCTTGAACATACTATCAATTTGCAAAAGATTAATATCAATCAATTATCTAAACAAAATGAAAGAATGGAAATCAAGCAAAATTCTTTAAGAGAAAAACTTGCTATAGCTCATAAAGAAAACGAAACAATTAAGCAAGATTATATGGCTCAACTTGATAAACAATCTAATGATAATAATTCATTGACTGAGAATTTAAATAATCAAATCAATGATTATAAAGCACAAAATGAAAAATTATCTGCAGAGAATAAAAAGTTGAAATCTCAATTGTCATCTGTTGTTGAATCTTATGCTAGATTGAAGAGTCAAATTTCTGGTGTTGATTTTGATATTATAAAAGAAAACATCAAAAACAATTCAATTGAAGATATTGACAGACTCACAGAATCTTACATGAATCGCAAGATGATAGAAAGAAAATTGCCATTCACTAATGACGATATAAAGAGAATTAGATATAATCGTCCTATGCATGGATATCATAATCCAATCAATTCAGATGATATTTATTCAGGTGAATAAATCATTATCAAACAATATTAATTCAAAAATAATTTATTAAAAAGGTTTTTACAATGGAAAGAAATATTTCTATTACTGAGCGTTGGAACCGCAGACTCGCTTCTTCTGATAACGAGTACAAGGCTCGCACTGGTCGTACGCTCACTGAGTCTAAGAAAATTATGACGGCTCAGCTTCTTGAGAATGCTCAGAAGTACATGAATTTCTATGCTACTGGCCGCATAAATGAGGCTCTTGATAATTCTATAGGAACTCAGACTGCTGACATAGCTAACCTCAAGAAGTTCGTTCTTGATGTTACTCAGGTTACAGTTCCTAACCTCATTGCTCCTGAAGTCGCAATGGTTAAAGTTCTTGATGCTAGAACTGGGTACGTCGCATATCGCAGTTATACTGCTGGCAGCCGCAAAGGCGTTCGCAATAGCAATGGCGAATTTGATGGCAGAATGAATGTTACTAATGGCGAAGCTCTCTATCAGGGCAATGGTGACATTCTTCGCGGAACATTTGTTAATGGCAAGCCTCAGAGCGAATACACCTCCAAGGTTGTTGAGCTTGATGTTGCTTCCATCGCTACAACTGGTCTTGTTCTTCGTTGGACTCCTGTTCTTCCTGGAACAATTTGTTTCAAAGATGCTAGCAACATTTATGTTGATGTTCCTGACAAAACTAGCTTCACATATGCTGGCAATTCTAGTGATAAGTTCAGAGTTGGTACACTTTATGCTTGTGCTAGCGCTACATATCATGTTGAAAAAGCTATAGTTGGTGGACAGAAAGTAATCCAGATAGTTGATGGTTCTGGTAATGTTGTTGACCCTGCAGTCGTTGGTACTGACAAGGGTGACATCTATTATGGTGATGCTCGTGATGTTCATACTGGTGACAGAGTTGCTCAAGGTGATACTACTTTAGGTTTCTTTGGTTCTATCGTTCCTGATGCTGAAATTTCGGGAATTGTTGATGGCATTGAGTATCAGTATGAGAATGAGTTCGTTCCTCAGAACGACATTCCTCTCATCAACATGAAGATGGAATACAAACAGATATTCACAAAGGCTCGTAGAATTGCTGTTTATTTCTCGCAGCTTGCTGATTTCGAAGCTCAGAAAGATTACGGCTTCAACCTTGGTGAAGACCTCCGTCAACAGGCTGAATTCCAGCTCCAGTATGAGATAGACTGCGAAGTTCTTGAGAACATCAAGGCTATTGGTGATGCTAATGTAGGCGCTTCCATTAAGTGGTATGCAGTTCCTGGTATCGGCGTTAACATGAGAGACCACTTTGAGACTCTTCAAGTTGCCATTGCTCAGGCTAATGCTGCTCTCTTTAGTGTTACTCAGAAATTCCATGGCACATATCTCCTCGTTGGACCTGCTGGTCTCCGCTTCTTCTCCATGATGAATGGATTCAAGATGCTCACTGGAACCAAGTTTGGTTATGGACCTTATGTTGCTGGTGAACTCGGTGGCGTAAAAGTTATTTGCACACCTACAATTACTCGTGATGACATGTATCTCGGTGTTAATACTCCTGAGGCTTCTGCTGTTCTCTTTGGAACATACATGCCAATCGTTCCTACACAGCTCCTTCAGTATGCTGATGGTGGCACATCGCAGGGTTGGTCAACTCTTTATGATGTTGTTCGTCTTAATGACAATCTCGTTGCTAAGATTGAAGTTATCAATGCTATGAATCCTGCTGTTGTTCTTCAGGCTGCTGCTACTCCTAGCGCTGATGTAACAGTTACTGATGCTAATAATGTCACATGGACTGTTGCATCTGGTGACTAATTAATCACATATTGATTTAAAAAGAGGGTGAATTCACCCTCTTTTTATTATGTTTTGGTTTGTATAATTTTATATCAAATGACAACATAAGGAATTAATTAACATGGGATTACATGAATCCGTTTGCAAAAGTATAAAAAGAAAAAAGCTCAATGAAAGAGCCGAAACTAATATAAAGAAAATAGATTTTATTGAATTAAATGAGTTTTTAGCTGGACTTAAGGAATTAATTGAATATGATATAAATCCAGATTTAGAATATTTCAAAATTATTCTTGGTGTTGATTCAGATAAAGCTTATATTGATGTTGAATCTAAAAATATGGATGAGTGGGACTTAGATGGATGGTCTGTTGATGACATTCTTTCCATTAACAATCCTGCTGAATACGAAGAGTTCGTTATTAATGTAGACAGTTTCAACAATCTCAAAAAAGAAATGCTTGATGAAAAATCCAGAATCATCAATAAAATAATCCCAAAGCTTGCTCGTCAATGGGGATTTAGAAATGTTAATAAATTAAACAATTCTATATCTGAAGACGTTGAAGATAAAGAACCCATTTTGATGCAAGATATGATTGATTACAATCTTTTCAGAGAAGGTAAAAATTATTTTGTAATTAATCATAATGACAAAGTCAAATACATTGATGATAGCGGCAAAATAGTTGTCAAAAATCATTATGACATTGGACAATGTGAATTTGATTTTGATGGAATGTATCAAATGTATTTCATTTCTTTAATTGATAAAGATGATGTTTCATTAGCTCAAAAAGTAGCTGATGTTTTAGATTTTGATGTTGAATTCGTTGAAAATCAAAAACGCAGACTTAAAGATGGATACAATTATCTATGCGTAATGTATGTTCCAATCAGCGTTCTTGAAATGCCAGTTCCTGAATATTTAGTCAAAAAGAATATTAGTCCAGATTTATTTAAAGACAAAGCAAGAGTTGTCAGTAGAATAAATATGGCAACTAAAAAAATAAATAAAAAGAAATGAAACAAAAATTATGTGAAGCTACTATATAGGATTTAAAACGTAAATATGGTGGTTCATCTTCTAGAGCACAAAAATCTAGAGATTATTCTGTTAAAATAAAAGAATTTACGTTAGATCCTTTATATATAGTATTTGAAGTAACAGGCGGAACAAGGCCATATGAAGTTGAGTTGGCTTTTAAAAATGTTGCTCCAAAATCAAGAAAAGCTATTAAAAACGCTATTCAGAATGGACAAGTAAAAGTTGCTTGTTCATGCCCTGATTCAAAGTATCGGTTTGCTTATTGGCAGAATAGAGATGGCTATGGGTTTGATACAGAACATAGACCTGCCAATATCACTAATCCAAGAAATGATTTAGGGCCTGGATGTAAGCATGTATCCGCTGTTCTTAATAATGAAAGCGACTGGATTAACGAGCTAATGAGAAAAGCTCGCGATAATGATTTAAACACTTAAAGTAATAAAAAAAAGTAATAAAAAAAAAAGGAATAAAAAAATGAAAAACTTACCAAAAAGAATTAAGTATAAAGGGCAAATATACGAAAGAAAATAGTTAAAAGAAAATTCTAATTCTGATATTGAAGATAAATTGACAAATCTTGATGAAGCAATAGATCTTATAAATAATTTTATAGAAGAATTATCAGATTTACATCTCAATGAAATTGTTGAAGATGATAAATGTAATTCATTCATTCATGAAGTCGAATAGTTCAGAGAAGTTTGTAAAAAAATTAAGAAAACTTTGTATGACCCAGAAGAAATGTTTATTAAAGCATTTGATCCAGATGGTGACCATGATTTTGGTTGGATTGCTCGTACAAAATATGACTTTGATGATTTTTGTGATTGGTGTGATGAACATAACATTAAATATCATTATGAGCGCACTCATTGGTACGACAATGTTGATTATTATGCAGATTTTTTTATTGATGAAGAATGACAATTAGATTATATAAAAAATGATTTAATTAATACAAAGTGAAATATAATTAAGAAACCATGAGAATATCAATATATCAATTAAAACCCAGACATCAAGATTTATATAAATTATCTTTTGACGAATTTAAGGCCCAATCTGGAGATGTCCCCTTCGCTCATCAATACAATAAAATATTCACTGGCATTGTTGATGACAATACTTCATTAAGTGATTTATTTGATATTCTTTCAAATGATTTACCAGATACATATAAAGGTAAAGATTTTGGGGTATCAGATATTATTGGAATTGAAACTGATGGTGATAAATTAAAAGCCGATAATTATTATTATTGTGACAATATAGATTGGGTAACTGTCAGAGGATTTGAAAACATTAATCCAGATGATTGATGAATAATAATTAAAATATATTTGGAATATCTATAAAAATAGGAATTATTCAAAAGCCACAATTACGTGGCTTTTTTATTTTTAATATCAATGTATAATTTATCTGATAATACATTACAAATAAGGTATAAATAAATGGCAAGAATTTTAAATTCTCCTTTAAGTGCTGAAACAGTAACATTTGAATATGTGCCAAGTGGTGCTAGCACAGTATCCACAATGGCATTAAGCGCTGCCAATTTTATTGGTGGTGGAAGTGGCATTGCTTATTCAGCTGGTTCTGGTATATCCATTGCAACTAATGTTATTTCACTTGAAAGCAATATATATAAGAAAGTAAACTCTATTCCCTCTTTCGGAAGTGCGACCACCACATTCCTTGCTAATAACGGTACTTGGTTAACTCCTGCGGGCGGAAGTGGTACAACATATTCTGCTGGTAGTGGTATATCTATAAGTGCTAATACTATTTCACTCGAATCTTCGATATATAATACTGTTTCCAATTTATCAATTACAAATACTATAACATCTAATGGTACGGCGGTACCTACTGCAAGCGCAGTATATGGTGCTATCAGCAATATACCTCAACCGAGTATATATATATTTGATGCTACAAGGGGAATGGGCAGTATTACATTGGATAATAGCAAAACTATGCAAAACATAGTTGATGCTTATGATGATGGTAACAATACAGTATATATCAGGATAAAAGGCATAGCTGATACAAATCAATATTTAACTTATCGTGTGGTATTTGCTTATAACAATACACTTGATAGTACTAAATGTACAATATATACAGAAGCAATACCATTATCACTTGGTTCAGATGTGGGGGCAGAAATGCTTTATTATCCTGCCTTATCCGCTACTGGTGATATATTCCAAGCTAGGTCATTAACATGGTGATATAACTAATACATTAATTCAAGAGGATAAAGTATAAATGAAAATTATTCAATGTTTACACACAGAGTCTGGTAACTACATCTGGGCTTCTGGACAAGTTAAAAATAATATGAAAGTGCCTACTCAAAGCACTCCTATTGGGGTTCTTCTTCATACTACTGGAGCTAACAATCCTAATTTAAAAAGATATGTGCAACCTTCAAAGTCTGACCCTAATTATAATGAACTTATAAAAATCATAGGCAAGAATGTTTATAATAATTCTTGGAACAGACCTACACTTAAAAAAGAAACTCATTATATGATAGGTAAACTTGCAGATGGTTCTGTTGGTTGTGCTCAAATGCTTCCTGACAACTATGCTTGTTGGGGTTGTGGTAGCGGCAAAAAGGGTTCTTATAACTATTATCCTACACAGTATATTCAGTTTGAAATTTGTGAAGATGGATTAACAAATAGAGATTATTTCCTTGCTACCAAAAATCTTGCAGTTCAGTTTGTTGTTGACCTTTGCAAAAAGTATGGTTGGTCTTCTAAAAACATCACTTCTCACAATGAAGCAAGACTTGCTGGATATGCTTCTTCTCATGTTGACCCAACTAACTGGTGGAAGAATTTCAGTTATACAATGGATGATTTCAGAGCAGAAGTGCAAGAGATTCTTGATTATGGAGAGCCATATGCACCATCTCTCAATGAAACGGTCAAATTCATTGGAACAAAACAATGGACGAGTGCTAATAAAGCAGATGATAAATTTGTAAAAGCAACTCCTTGTGAAGCCGTTGTCAAGAGGATATATTATCCTAATAAATCGAAACACCCATATCAGTTAAAGGGCAAAGGCGTTAATGGTTTTGTTAATGCTGAAGATATAAGGAAACTTTAATATGAAAGAAAGAATAGCAATTAAAGAGAGTCATGGTTCTCCTGTTAGAATGAAAACTCATCAACCAGTTTATATAACCTTTGATTTTAAAGAAGGCACAGACATTAGTTTAACTCCAGAGCAAGCTAAAAAAATAAACAATGAAATTGCTTATTTGGTTTTAAATAATGTTGATAAGTGGGCTGATGCAGATTATGCTGAAATTGATGATGGGGGTTTTGACGAAGTTGAAGGAGAACAAAATCTTTTAGATTATGAGATTGACCTTTCTGTTTCAGTAGACGTAACTCTTCATGGCACATATTATGGATTTGATTATGAAACTGGATGGCAGGGCTCAGAATTTGACCGTGGTCAGATAGACAGCGTTAATGAAGATAAAATTATTGATGGACTTTGTTCTCTAGACATAATAGGTCCACAAATTGATAGGTCTTCTATTAAAATAAAGGTTGATGAGCCAGATATGGATGAAGAAATCGAAGATAGTGATGATTGGGAATATGATATGGATGAATCATTAACAGAAGAACTTATTCAATCTGATTCTGAAGATGCTTTTAAAAAGAATGTTGCTACAGAAATTGAAGCTGGCAAACCCCAAAAACAAGCTTTAGCAATTGCTTATTCAATACAGAAGAAAAATAAAAAGAAAAAGAAAACTAATGAAGGTTTTTCTGATATTGAAAGTGATTTTGAAAATGCTAAAAAAATATGGGCTGGTTTTGGATTTAAATACACTGATTTACCAAGTGCAGTAGATTATTATAATCGTAAATCTCCAAATGCTGAACCAAGCACATTTTATGCCAAACCACTTTATAACAATGAAGCTTGGGATGAAATGAGAGAATTAGTTGCAGAATGGGAAGAAAATGATATGAACGAATCTTGTAACAAAAAGAAAGTAAGAGAAGGTTTATTATTCAGAGATAATGGAGCTGGTCTTGCAAACAAAGGTTATTTGTTTACGCTTCAAGAACTTGGCAAAATATATGATGATTGCATAAAAGCAAAAGACCCAGTTGTTATGAAATATAAAAACTTTTCCGACTGGATGAATGATAATGTCAATAATGGATATCTTGAAATTGTTGATGAAAGAGCTTTTGATGAATCTTGCGACAAAAATCTCAAAGAGTCTGATGATGATGATTGGGATCCAGATCGCATTGATGTGCTTTGGGACCACGGCAGAGAGAGCATTATAAAAGATATATGGGGCTATGGTATTTCTGATGGTTGGACAGTAAATAGATTTTTCATCACAGAAGAAGGAAAACCACTATTTGATTATCAGCCAAGTAAATAGGCAAGAGCTGCAGTAGATAAATTAATTAAATCAGGTGAGCTCGTTCACGAGACTAATGAATCTATCAATGAAAATATTGATGATGACCGTTATGAAAGAATAGACCATAAAATGGTTTATGATTCTGATGGGTTCACGACTGATTATACTCTTTATTTTGACAATGAAGAAAATAATTATTTCACTGTTTTTGGTGACAGTGATTTATATGGCCCAGAAGATAGTGAGCATGATTGGGATTTTGGTCCTAATGAAGATGAAGCTCGTGAATGGTTTGAAGATTACGAAGGATTTGTTGATGATGATTATGATGATGGTTGGGATGATGCTGCATGGCATGATACTGCAGACCAAGAACAAACAGACCAACCAGATTATATGCCAGAATTAACAGATGAATCATTAAAAGAATCTAAAGGTCTTTCTGATAGAGAAATAGACAATTTCAGCGGTAGTTTATTAAGAGACAAAAAATATAGTGACCTTTCTGATGAGGAAAGAAGATTATATAACGAACTTAGTTGTCGTTCTATGATAAACTCTATTCTTGCTTATACAGAAATAGATTGGAAAGGCAACAGACCTTCTGCCAAAGAAATAGTTGATGAACAAGACAAGAAATACAAAAACTATTTAAAATCATATATTGATTCTCTTGGCAGAGATAGAGTTATTGAATTAGTCCAAGAACAAATGGATAGAATTGAAAATGTCCTTTGGAGTGTTGATACCGATAGCGAGGGGCTTTCATACAATTCAATTCGGTTTAAGGAAAGATTAGAAGAACCTGTGATAAAAAGATATTCCGATGTAATTCCGCAGGAAGAGAGAAAATTTTGGTACTTTACCACTCACGGCGTACAACCTGGTTCTATACCTGGAGATGTGAATGTCTTAGATACCAAAGAAGGCCAAAATAAAAAAGGAACAAAAGGCACATTTGTTCTTCTTGATGCTATTCTCAATACTAGCGAACTCAAACAATATGATATGATTGAACTTGTTCCAGATGATGTTGATGAATCATTAAATGAAGTTGATGAATCACAAACATATCGTGGTTATAAAATAGTTTTCCATCCAGGTTATTCAGCGTGGACTAATATGAAAAATTATTATAAAGTCTATGCTCCTCAAGGACATTTAGTAGGTGGTAAAGCAACATTAGAAAAAGCTAAAGAAATGATTGATAATAGAATTGTCAATAAAGTTGATGAATCATTAAAAGAAGCTGTTGACACATCATTGAATGATAATGTCAAATCATGGTATCTTAAAGCTTATCCAACAGATGAACTCGGTCAAGAAATAGACAATAAACTTACTTTCAATGGTGTTGTTCAGATATTAAACGGTGGTGGTGAAATATACGATGTTTTAACTAATGATAGCGTTATCAGAGAAAGAGTGTTTGATGAATTGAGCGAAAGGCTCGGTGTTGATTATGATGTGATTTATTACACTTGGCTTTATCCTGATGACCATCAAATCACCGTAAATGAATCTGTATCTGAAACTTCTGACATTCCTAATTGGTTTGTATCTCTTTATCAAGAAGCCAAAGAAAAATATGGTAATGATAGAGCAAGCCAACTTCGTTATATAACTATTCATTCTGATGACCATGCCAACACAGTTAAATGGCTCAATAGATTAAGAGCAAATGATTCTAAACATATTGTTTGGGATAGAGGAAGTTTATCTGGTAAGAGAGAATCATGCAAAGAATCCAAAGGCAAGGAAATGATAGATGTTCTCGGTGGTCTTAAAGAAGCTATTGACATTTCTGAATATGAAGAAGTTAAAGGAATAAAAGATGGCGATAAAATATATCGTGTATTCCGCAAAATAGAAGATGGTAAAGGTAAATGGTGTGCTTGGGAAACTTCAAAAGGAAATACCGTTGGTGAACCATTTGAAATAAATTATCAGCAAGCACTTGAAAGAGAACCGATACAAACTCCATCTGGTATTAAAGAGCTCGGTAAGAAACTCGGCAAAACATTACTTCCTAAACTTGGTGAATCTATTGCGGACACCGATTTCCAAGATAAAGTAAAACAAGACATCCTTAGTGGTGTCTATGCTTATTATGGCCATAAAGGTTGGTCTAAAAAAGAAGTTGATGACTATATAATGCCTATCGTGGAAACAGATTTCCATGAAAAATATTATGACGATGGTTCAGATGCTTTATTTATAGAGGTAAGAGCAGAACTGGACTACGACGATTTAACAGAACTTGGATATAATTTAGACAGGCTGTTACGCAAATATAATAAAGAAGCTTATTTTGAGCCAGTAACCAGCGGTATTTTACAGACTGCATTATGGGATTAAAAACGAGGTATTTAAAATGAGTAAACAAGAAAAATTTAAAGATGTTTTAATCAGAGCACTCAAAACGCTATGGCAAGCAATGACAGCTTACATTATAATCAATATACATGTTATTGCTGACGCTATTACTACCGACCTTGAAGCAGGTGGATTTGAAACACTCAAATCCGTCGGACTTTCTGTTGGTGTTGGTGCTATTGCGGCTGGTTTATCTGCTCTTTACAACGGCGTTCTTAAACCTCTTATGGAAAAGAAAACCGAAGATAACTACAGCGAAGATGAAATGGGTGTTGTACCTGAATTGCAAGATGAAGAAGAAGCTGATATTGCAGAACTTTTTGAGGGCAACACAGATGAAGAAGAAGACTCAATCGGAGAATTTGAAAGTGAAGAAACAGACAATTCAGAAGAAGACTGTCTTTAACGATATTGATACAAAAGAAGAATTCAATCCTGTAATAGATAATGAATTGGTCGGGGCACATAATCACCCCGACCAATGGCTCAATCATCAACAGCCAATTGAAGTTCCCAAACAACCTAAAAAGACAACTGAGGACATGTAATTATGGGCCAAAATTATTCTAATATAGTCGCTGGAACAGACAGTTGCTATAAAAAACTTTACGAAGAACTGAAAGACCAATACAGAGAAGTTGCTGCTGAAGCCAAAGAAGAAAGTGCTGTTATTGATGAAATAAAAACAGCTGCAGAAACAACAATAACTGTTAATGGTGAATATATTTTATCTTCTATTGAAAATATAAAAATTACAGTTGATGTACCAGAATCACCTGTTAATCTTGCCAGCATAACAATAACAAACAACGATAGTGCAAATGCTCAAGGCATTGTTCAAGGTTATATTTATTCTGATGCAAATGGAGTTATTCAAGTTAGTGATTCTGCATTTTCTGTTGCAGCTAGTGGAACTGATACATTAGAAAATGTAACCACAAATCAAATAATTCAATTTACTAATACATTGGTCGAAGGTTCAATAGAGCCTGCTGGTAATCTTGCGCTTGACAGTGGAAATAATTATAAATTATTGGGCGATGTTTCTGTTACAATCGCTGCTGGTGGAAAATAATATACTTGTATAATTTTATATAAGTTAAATAAGGAAAGGTAAACGAATCACCTGTTATGGATATGTCTGCTTATGTGGATGAAGTCAAGTTTAAATTAACTGGCGGAGTCTTAGAACTTGAAATTGATGACCAAGGCATTCAAAAGATAATTGAATATTCACTTAGATCCATTTAGCTATATATACATAATACTAAATTCGTTACTGTTGCTTTTTCTTCATGCATAGACGTTAGTAAATATCATATATCGGATGTCAAATTTGTATATGCTGGTGATACAAATGGTTCAATCACCGGCATATACAATGGACAACAATATGGTAACAATACTGACATTGCTGGTAATTATAGCATATATGCTAACACTCCAATTGACCCAATGACATGGACTGCATTTTATAATGGAAGCAATGGAATGGTTAGTGGATACACCAATTATGTTGATAATTACTATGCCTATACACAAACATTAAAAGGTTTGAATGTCGGCGATGTTAAAAAACTTACTTTCAATTATAATAAAGCCGATGAAAAACTTTATATAAACAATAATGTTAGTTGTAAATCAATAACAATAGAATATGTGCCTCGTTATGACAATGTTGACGAAATAACTAATGATGCATGGATTGATTTATTAGTAAGATATTCTGTTGCTAATTTAAAAATAACACTTGGCAGAGTTCGTTCACGATTCAATCAAAGTAATGCGTTATGGACACAAGACGGTGAACAATTGTTGGAAGAAGGCAATGCCGAACTCGCAGAATTAAGAACTTATTTAGATGCATCTGCTACTATGTTAAGACCGAGGTAATGTATAAAAAATGACTTACGACGTAGATAATAAAAACAATATAGTTGATTTAAAAAATGCAATACAGTTTCAATCAGATGATACAGTGAACGTAGTTGATTTAGAAGCAGACAGTTTAGCTGATATTAAAAAAGATTACGTTGGAAAATATATTGCACAATGTGATATTTGTGGTCAACTTGTTTATATAGAAGATAAAGATTTAGAAAAAATAGAAACATGTCCATATTGTGGTTTTGACCATTGTTTCTATTTAATAGGTCAAGTCGTTGCTATACCACAAGAAGTTTATGTTGATGACATGAAAAATAAAGAAGATGAAACTTTATATGATGTCAAAGAACTTGTTTATGGCAAAGCAGCTAACAACGAAGTAAATAAAGTCAAATAAATTTTTATAAAAAAGGTTTATTATATAATGGAATTAATTGAATTAGAAAAACAACTTGAAGCACTTCAAGAACAAATTAAATCTATGAAGAATGCTGATGAAAGTTGTGATAAATTAACTGAAGCTGAAGATGAAGAAATCGAAGCAACAGAAGAGAAAGCTGAAACGGTTGAAACTCCTGATGCAGAAGAGTCTGAAACAGAAGAAGAAAAAATTGTTGAAGTAACACCAGAAATGCATGATGAAGCCATTGATGATAATGCTGTATTAGTTGACAACATTTCTAAAGAACTTCTTCGTAGCCTTATGAGCATTCTTGATGACATCAATATGCTTGGTGACAATCTTGAAGATGACAAATATATTGCCGTTTTTGATGAAGTTAAAGAGCATATCAATATAGCAATAGGTTCTGTTCAAGCAGTTGTTGCTGATGGTTCTGAAGATGCTCAGGTACAAGATGAAGCTCGTGAAGAAGCTGAAAACATGATTGATGGCGAAGCAGCTGAATCTGAAGAGTCCGAAAACAAAGGCGATGTTGAAGTAATTGAGCCTGTTGATGAAGAAGAAATTGAAGAAGTTTCTGAAGAAGATGTTGAAGAATCTTTTGAAAATTCTCATGACAAGAAACTCAATGAAGATTTACAAATCACCATAGGGTTCCATGACTATGAGCCTTGGTCTGGTGCGAAAGACACATACAATTATATTATGGAACAATATGGATGGGATGAAAGTGCAGTTGAATCTGTTCTTGAAGAAATATTCCCTGATGGTTGCACCGATACCGAACTCAATGATTTCTTCTGGTTTGATGATGACATCTATGAAATCTTTGGCGTAAAAGATCCTTATGCTGAAGATGAAAATGATGACGATGAGGATGAAGAAGAAGAATTTGATGAAGATGTTGATGAATCTTGCAATCCAGACGACATTGATGAATCTACTCACAAATGCCACAGGAGATAATTGACAATGGCTCTTAAAATTAAAAAATCTGTGAAAGAATCCAAAGAACCCAGAATAGTAGAATATATTTCTCCTGAGAGAAAAGAAATTCTTGACAGAATCAGAATCATAGATAACAAATGGTATAGTGATGTCACTGAAGATGATATAAAATTCCTAAGAGATAATGGTCTTGACTGGAATCGCGGTATAATCAAAGATGGCAAACCATTTGAAGTTCCTTCTACATATTATTATGGCGATAAATATGATTTCCTTGATGCAGCTGATAAACATGCTGAACGTGGAACAGCTGGTGGTTATCGTAATGGTCCTACACAAGGTTCTGGTCAGAAAAATCGTACTTCTGATGAACTCAAGAGAGCTGCTAGAGAACTCAAAGATGCTAAAAGATGGGGAACCACAAGACAGCAAAAAGTTTGGCAAGGCAAATATGATAGAGAAGAAGCTCGTCTCGCTAATTTAAGAAAAGATGCTGAAAATAAAGCTTGGCGCGGCAGACAAAACGTTGAGATGCAAGAGCCATACGACCGGCTTAAGAGAATCAATCAAAGACTCAAAGATAATCCTGATGATGATTCATGGGATAACTTTTCTTATGATGCTCAAATTCGTCGTACTGAAAAAGAAAAAAGAGAACGCGAAGAAGAACTTCTTAAAAGATATGCTGATGAATTACAGCGTTATCAAGACAGAATTGACAGAGCTAAGCAAGACAAAAAGAATGCAATTGATTGGAAAAACAAAATTCTGAAAAAAACTCCTGTTGAAGTTAAAGAAGAAGAATTTGAAGAAGTTGAAGAATCTTGCAAGGTTAATGAGTCTCCTGTTTATGACCTTACTATTGGGCTTGACAGCAAAAAATCATCTCATAACAAAGTTAAACGTAGTCTTAAATCGCAAATATTAGACATAGTTCATACAGGTTTAGATGAATTAATAGATGCATACAAAACTGATGAAGCAATGTTACAAAATTTCATTGACAATCCCAATGACCCAACTGGTGAAGAGGGCGAAGATTCAATTGAATTTGCTTGGTCAGATTCTGAGGATTTTTATGATTTTTATGATGAACATGATGAATATTATGACAATAATATGAACAAAATCATCAAAGAAGCTGAACAATATTTGCAATCTCGTGCAAAAGAAGTTCTTGACAAAAAAGATGAATCTTTGAATGAAGCTTGTGAGTCTGATAAAAAAGAAACAACTAACATCAAATTCAAATCTAAAAAAGCTGACAACAGAGTCATCAATCGCAAAAACAAAATTTTTATTAAAGATAAAAAATCTGAAAATCCTGATGATTAATCAAATATAAACAAGAGCAATTAAGCTCTTGTTTTTTTATGTCAATTGTAATGTATAATTTTATGTAAATTTTAATATTAAGAGGTATATACCGCAATGACACACAGAGACATAATTAATTATGTTACATTCAAATCAAATCTTGAGCAATTAATTAATGAATATATTGCAAAAGATTTACCAGCCACATTTATTGTTCCAGTGATTGAAGATGCTTATCGTTCTTTAGTAGTAGCTTCTAATAAAGAAATTGAAGATTCTCAAGCTGAAACACAACTCCAAAACCTTGTTGATGAAAACGAAGAAGATATTAAAGATAGGGTTGAGTGAGTAATGGCTAAAAAAGATTTTGATGAATATTTTTTACAGCAACAAATAGCATATCACAATGCTATAAATGCTATTGAAGAATATAGCAAAATGTTTGCTGATAAAATGATTTCACAAGAACAATTAAATCAAGCCAAAATGGTTTTAAGTCCTACGATTGAAGCATATAAAATGCTCACTACAATCAAATCATTATTGGATAGACCAAATCGTTCTAAAAAGGCAAAAAAATACGATAAAAATATAAAAGAAAATCAATATAGCAAAAAAAATATTGATAAACAAAATCAAGAGTTATTAACACAATTTAAAGAGGAATATTTACACGATGAAAGAAATACTGACCGCTGACCAAATGCCATACACACCAGGCGAAGTTGTTGAAGTAAACACAAGAGATAAGAAGCTCAACAAATTAATGAGAGATACCATTGTTGAACTTAAAAATATTATCAGAGAAAAGAATTTAGATGGTTTAACTGCTTGCCAAATTGGTATCAATGAGAGAATCATGGTGCTGAAATTTGGTGACAATGAGTTACAGTCATATATAAATCCTGTTGTAACTTCAATGGACGGTTTTTGTCTTAACAGAGAAACATGTATCAATTTAAATGATGGCAAAACATATTTAGTTCCAAGAAATCAAAAAATTGTAATGGTATATGAAACACCACTTGGAGCTATTCAACAAGCCACCTTTGTTGGTAAAGCAGCTCATGTTGTACAACATTTAATTTGGCATATGGATGGTTTGTTTATTGATGAAGTTGGTCTTGAACTTCCTGATGATTGGGATACATTATCAGATGAAGACCAAGAAGAAATTTTAAAAGAATATTATGAGTCAATTGATATTGCAAAAGCTCAAATCAATGATGAAATAAATAATTCTGAAGAAGCTTTAAAATTAAAGAATGCTATTGAATTTGAACAAGCCGTTAATAAAGGCGAAATAAAACTTAGAAACGAAAAATTCAAAATAATTAGTACTTCTGAAGAAAAGGAAGAAAATATAGATGAAAGTAATTCAGTTCAAGAGGGGAACGAATCAACCGGCGAATAATAGCTTATCCGACGGAGAATTATATATAGATAAGAATACCAACTCTTTATGGATTGGAGATGACACCGAAATTTTATCTGGAAATATGTTCTAGATAAAATCAAAACCAAAAATTGGTGTTGACATAGTCAATTCAAGCAATGCAATTGTTAATGAATTTATTACCAAATTAGATATTATAAATGATGGTGCAAATAAACCCACTGTTTTTAGAATATACAAAAATGGTAGTAATTCATATGAAGAAAAAACTATTTCCATATAGACTTCCACATCTAATGCTACTAATGCTTAGTATGCTCAAAAAATTGGAACAAGTTCTAGTCACCCCAAAATTGGAGATTACAATAAACCTGTTTATGTTAATGATTAGGGAAATATCACTCCAATCACTGTTACTGTGGCGGACAAAATGTTGCCATCGATTACAAATGGCGTAATTAGTAGATGGTATGGAAGCATAGGCAGTAAATCTCAATTTATATTTTATGATTCAATTGATGGATTTAAAACAAGCAATGTTAATGCTTCAGAATTGAATTCTGTTAATGGCACATCAAACAAGATAGCAATTACATTAGATGGAAATGGTTATTTCAAAAAAATTGTTTCTGTAGGGGGTAAAACGACACCCATTTATATTGATAGTAATGGTCAACATCAATCATGTGAAGGTAGCATTACATCAGTAATTAATTCTAGTGGTGTTCAAATTACTTCTTCAGGTAAAACAGCTTCTGAACTCGGAATTACATCTAATGGTATTTATTTGTTTGCTGGATATCATGGAAATTATATTGTAAGATATGAAGCTGGCAAAGTTGGCATGTCTACATGTTGTTATTTTGATTCATCAGATGATTACAAAGCATCATTTATCACTATAACAACTGGTGGCAATTTTTATATAAGAAAAACAAAGTGGGACAACAATGAACCAGCATATGGTTCGGTTTCAAATCTCAAGATATACAAATTAGCTTAATCCCATGTTCACTACAAATACATATTTAAAGGGCATAATAAGAGCAATTTAGTTTTCTCACGAATCTAATAATAAACAGTATGACAAAGCCCTTATAGAAATAGATGATTCAATATATATTCCTGTCAAATTCAGATAGGATATGCTAAAACTAAATAATATATAGGAAAATGATTTTATATCTACTCAAGGCACTTTAAGAACTTATTCTAAAACAATTTATGTGCATACTAATTTATCTCCAATAGAAGTATCAGATGATTAGAATTGTTTATGTATTGTTCAAGGAAAAATAGTTAAGTGTGATAACAGATATAATTCATATATTGTATAGTGTGACAAAGACACTTATATTCCTATAAAATCAGACAAGAGCTATGAATTAAATACAGTAATAAATATTATTGGCCATTTAATTCAAAGACAATATACCAAGCGTGGCCAATTAGAAAAATTTATTACATATGAGGTTATAGAAGGATGATTCCTCAAACAATTAAATATAGAGGTCAAAAATATCGTTTGGTTGAAAGCACAATTGATGAAACAATACGCAAAGAAAATTCTGGGCAAATTGTTAAATATGGTAGCACACCATCCAATGTAAGGAAAACAATCAGAAATATAGTTTCTGAATAGTCAAAATGGAAAGGTGGCAATACATATCTAGTTAATGTATTAATACAAATCATAAATAAAAATTATCCAGAATTAAATTTGGATAAAAATGATTATATGTTACATCACATTAATGCAAACCATAATGATTATAATATTGACAATTTATTGTTATTGAGAAAAAATCCACTTGATGCGTCAAAAAAGCACAGTAAAATACATCAAAATATTGACAATCAAGTTATGAACATTTTTATTGAAGATGTAATGCACAAATCAGAATCAGATGATATATTGGATTCTGAAATTCAAAATGCCATGTTGCAAAATGAAGACAAAGTAAAAGAAATTTTTGATAATGTAATTAAAAATTTCATTAATAATATTCACCATGGTGATTTGGATTATATTAATGTATCATATTATGTATAAAAATAAATTGAATTGAATTGAAGTATAATATATAAAAAATGACAATATTTGAATTTTTGCGAATGCTTAAGAGAAGTCATTTCGTTCCTGAAACAAAAATACACATAAGGGAACCAAAAACATTTAAACTCATATACACAGACACAATATCAAATGCCGCAATATTTCCTGATGATATTTTAAACATGTATGTTGTTAAATGTAAAATCATTGCACCAAATGAAATGACTATATGGACTGAATTTGATTGAGGTAAACAATAATGAATAATACAGAAAAGAGATTTTTAGCACACAAAATTTGGCAACTCGCAGAGGCTTTTGCTAATCTTGGCGATAAATTTGATTCTTTTGATGAAGAAGAGGTTGATGATTTAATTTCCGAAGATTATCCTTTTGATAAGTCATTTGATGAAATGATATTCAAAGTGCTTGAATGGAGAGATACAGTTTCTGATAAAGTCAATTGGGAAAAGAATGAGGGATTAAAAGAATCTGCCAAATTTCCTAAAAGAGTGAAATACAAGGGGCAAGTCTACGAAGCAGTTGATATAAAAGAAGATAGAAATAATTATTCTGAATGGTCTGATAAAGAACTTGCGGAATATATAAGACGAAATTTCAAAAAAATTACAGGTAAATCATTTAATAGCATTTTTAATCACGACGAATCGGAAGACACTACTATATTCGATGATGATGTTGTTGGTGTTACCTCCGATTCCATTATGAGTTGGTTAAAAGACAAGGCTGATAAATCGGACAGAGAGATAGATGATTTTCTTTATTATCTTGATGATTATTTTTCTGGGTTTTATATTTAAATGCAATTTGAATATTTGCGGTAGATAACTGCACAAGAATCTATTGATATAGACAATTTGGGTTCAATATGTCTTCAATGTTTTACATTTTATGGAGAAACAAAAGTTCTTATCATAAAAACAGTAGATGGCATTACAGAAGTAATTGACTATGGCTATATCAATGTCGATGTAGAAGAACTGCCTGATACAGTGAGCTATAATTATAATAGATTTTAGTTCAATCAGCAAAAGTTAATAAAGATAATCGATAAATTTATTAATGATAAAGGAATAATTCAAGTTTTAGAAATTTCTTTTGAAGAAGCCAAAAATGTCATTAAGAATTTAGTTGATTGTATGATGAACAAATCAAAAGAAGAACAAGTTGATTTTGATAGATTAATATGAAAGGAAAATAATTATGGCTCAAAATTATTCAAACATTGTAGCTGGCAATGACAGTTGTTACAAAAAGTTGTATGAAGAATTAAAAGACCAATATAGAGAAGCCGCATCTGAAGCAAAAGAAGCTGAAAGTGCTATAGCTGATTTTTGCGAAGACCATGCCACAATTACTGATAATGGTACTTATACTATTAGTGAAGGTAATTCATTTGATGTTGATGTAAGTGGATATGAAACAATAACTATGACAGTAACCACTTCTACTCTCACTGGAATACCACTTCCTGTAATTGAAAATAATAATTTTTGTATTCGCAATTCATTTGGTGTTGGGGAACACAGCATTATAATTATTGATGGCAGATGTGATGTAGCTGCACAAAGTGGTGCTACATTGGTTTCAGTATCTGGTGATGCAGAATATAGCCACGGTGATTTATAGATTTATGGGGATTTCACCGCTGTTGCTAATGCATCTGAAGTATAAATAAAATAATAATTTAAAAAGCACTCAATCAAGAGTGCTTTTTATTATGAATGTCACAATGTATAATTTAATATAAAATTTTGAACAGGTGGCATAATGTCAGATATACATGTCGTAGATGGTACTCCAAAATCTACATATTGGACTAATAATAGTGGTTAGCCAATAGATGCTAAAAATTTAAACGAAATAGAAGATGTTTTACAAAAAGCCATCAATGTTTCAGATTGGTATATAAGTGAGCAATCTTCTTTAGATGGCATAACTGAATATTTTGAAGATTCTGATGTATCTAGTTTAACTAATAATGGTAAAATAATTCTAGAACAATTAGAAAAAATGTTAGCTAAATTGCAGGTAATTTATAATCAAGGTAATATAGATTACATTGCATTGAATTTTGATTCACCAGAAAACAGATTAGTAACACGTTCTTATGTAGATTCAAATTTTGTTTCTACTTTATATAATCACGGTGTTTCCAATTATACTGGAAATTTAAATGATAATGATGATGTTGATTTTTCTAAAATTTCTTTTCATATAGATAATTCGATAAATGATACATCATTCAAAGACATAGCAGTTAAATTTACTAAATTAGATACAACTGATTTTACCATAACCATTGATGATGGAACCAATGGCATTGATTTCTTTGATACCGTTGGCAATAATCCAAATTACGTAGATATAACCATAGAAGCAATTACTGATACGAATCCTTCATCTGCATTATTAAAAATATCTGCATATGATGTCAAAGGTGATAATTTACGTTCAATTGCTCAAATAGTACCTAATATTGTATTGAATGCACATTCATATGAAATAAAAGG